ACGGACATAATCTCCCAAATTCCAAGCCTCATGCTCATAACCCGTCAGAACAGACAAGTCCATAGCATTCAGCACATAGGACACCGCGGGCTTACAGTATTCCGCAAGGCGCATGGCCGTGTATTCCTTCATCTGATACGGATTGGTAAAAGAGGAACAATCCAGTGTGCTAATACGGATTTCGGAGGAATATGTGAATTCCTCAAGGTATGCCTTTCCATTATTGATATCGGCAAATGTCATGCCGTTGGCACCGACCGCATAAAGCCTTGTTACAAGCGAACGGGTATCCACCACTCGCTCAATGCTTTTCATATTCTTTTTATAAGCAAACAGGGCACCGCTGTCTTTGCCGTTGACCGTAAGCAGATGCACCAGTCGGTTCGGACAGTCAAAAACAAGGTCACCGCCGTGAAGATTGGCAACGCTGCGTAAGATGGAAAGTGCGTTTTTCTCCGAACTCGTCCAGGTACGTTTGGAAGTCACATTGACCGTTCCCACACTCCACTCGGTATCAGCAAGGGCATACGCCATAGCCACATCCGCCATTTCCGCATCAAACTTCTTTTCTTCCTTACGGACAGAAAAAGTAAGGTCATAAAACTCCGCCTCGGCATACACCTGCGTTACCGTGTTTCCGGTGCTGTCCTTCACATCCGTAATGGTACGCACCTTATACACATCATCTACGATTTGNATTTTCTTTTCGTTTTCCAGATACTTTCGTTTGCTGTCACGGAACGGAATGGAAAAAGTCAGCGTGTCCTCGCCGTTGATTTCGCCCGTTACGATGATATCGTAGGCATTCTCCAAAATGGCCTCCCACGCACCGTTATCATCAAGCACCACAGGACGGGCATAGCCGATTTTCTCATAAGGTGCTTTCGGAATGTCATAAAGACGGATATCGATGAGTTTCGGTGTCTTGGAAGTATCCGAAGTGGTCAGCGTTACCTTAAAACGGATATAGTTTCTGTTTGGAGATTGCAGCTTACCGTCCGTTCCGACTAAAACCCAATCGCTCCAATCCACAAGGTCATCACTGGTGGAAGTTTCCACCGAGGCGATTGCCGTTGTGCCTGCGATGTATTCGCTTGTATAGGAAACCCTGCCTGTACCAGAAAGATTGCACTCTGCCGCCTTGGTATAAAGCACACCGCTTTCGGGATAAACGCTGTCGGTTGCCTTTAGTGTCACACCACTTGCATCGGTCAGAGCATCCACATCCGAAGAACTGTCTGCACCGTTACAGAGGATGGTGGCGTTGAAATAATCCACCAGATCATCTGCGGTAAGCGGCGAATCACAGTCCAGGAACCATTCATCAAAGCCACCTGCGTAATAATAGGTGTCGGCGTGCATACCGATAACAAGGTCAGCCGTGCAGGAACGATTCAATTCTCCACCGATTGTCAAAACTTCGGATTTCCATACCGTACCGGAAGAACGGTCACCAACAACATAAGTGAACTTCTTGTTGTTCGGCTCAATAACTCCGGCAATGAAATACCACTTGCCATTCTGCAAAGAGAAAGATGGCGTTACGGTCTTATCCAAAATAAGACTGCCGGAGGAATTATAAAGCATAATTCTCGGCTTGCCGGAATACAGAGACAGATAGAAAATCGGCTGTCCCGGACCGTAACGGGTATTGAATATCGGACAGAATGTATTGCCTACGGAATAAGTGGTAGGACACATCCAACCGCCCACGATGATACGCTCACCAAGGTTTGCAAAAATTGTGCCGTCATTAGTCACCTGCAGGTGGGTTTTCTCCGTAGTCGGATTATTGATATTAAAGCGAATCTGACGCCCTTTCGGACTTTTACTAAGATTGGCGGTTGTGCCACTCCAATTTACAACAGTAAAGTTGCGTCCATAACCGGAAGAGTCGGCAAGCGCCGTATCCTCATCCGGTGCAGACTCGTTGAAGCGCCACAAGCCGGAGGCGGCATACTCTGCCGGAAACTCGCCCGTGAAATCCTTTTGTTTATTCAGAATTGTTTTCAGAGACATACCGTCACCTCCATCTGCTCTTGGCCTGTATTTGTAATTCCGTCAGCGTGGCATTGCTAACTTCCACGGTGACCGTGTTATCTCCGACAGCCAGTGTCGGAAAGTTCAGTTCTTCCAGATACGGCAGGCCGTTTCGCAGAGTCTCACCGTTTTCATCCACCACATAGGCGGTCATTTTATCGGTATCCACAACAAGGATTTCTCCCTCGGAAAGCGTGGCATTTACGATTTTCAGTTCCGAGCCGTTTGTGGTAATGCTGATATAATTGGCCGACCCGGAAGTCAGTACGCCCTCAATGCGGTAAATCGGCAGGGATTCGATGTTGCCGATGGTGCGGGTCACGGTATGAGTGCCTTCCTCGGTTATGGAGAAGGTTTCGTCCGTGATGGCATATCCGAATGGGTCAGGGCAGAAAAACTTCAGTTCAAAACTGCCTGCCGAGCGGATAAGCCTTTCGCAGTCCACCGTATCGTTAAGCCTCGCCATAAAATATCGGTCCGGCACATCATCAAGCACAAGCTGGCGCAGGCCCTGCACCGGGTCAAGCCATGCAGCTACATCATCCAAAGCAGATACCAAGGAGGTGAAACTGTACTTGGGATAGATGTTGCACTGCACCTTGATTTCACGATAATCGAAGTCTGCTCCGAAATCCGCCACACCATATTTTCCCGGCACGGTGGTGGTAAAGTTTCGAAGTTTACCACACACCTGCCACGAAGTCAGACGGGCTTTGAGGCCCATGCTGCTCGATGCGATATCGTTAAATATAAATCCCATAGGTCAAAACCCTCCTTTATGCTGTAGTGAAGTGGCCCTGCGCACGGGAGCCACTTTGAATCAGGTTGTAAAGTTCCTGAGAAATCTTACGGATATCTTCCTCGCTTCGGACAATCATCTGCTGAATGGTAATCATGGCACCGCCGCCCGTTCCAATACCGGAAACAGTGTCGTTTCGATTTACCGTAGCATTGACCTCGAAATCCGTAGGCAGCGCCGTGGTCATATCCTCAGCCAAGCTCTGCATCACATCATTGATGTCAGCGCTCATGGCTTCCGCAGCTTTGACAGCTTCGCTGCCGTTGTCCTCAATGGAGCCGGACAGACCTTTTACCAGCATCTCACCAATCCAAGCCATCTCATCCGAAGGCGAATGGATACCGAAGAAGTCGCAGATGCCGTCCCAGATGGAAGAAATCCACCCGGACACCTTGTTCCAGAGCCAAGATGCAAGGGACTGAATGCCCTGCCACAAGCCTTTGACAAGGTTGCCGCCGACCTGCGCCATTTGGGATACGCCTTTGCCCAGCGCATTCACAAGGCCGGAAATAATCTGCGGCACAGCTTTTACGATTTCAGCGATGATAGTTGGCAGGTTTTTAATCAATGAAATCAGTAGCTGAACACCAGCCTGCACGATCTGCGGAATGCTACCAATCAAGGCGTTTACGATGGAACCGATAATTTCCGGGATAGCAGCGACGATGGTAGTGATGATTTCCGGTAGGGCCTGAATGAGCGCCACCAGAAGGTCAATACCAGCCTGAATCAGCTGCGGGATGCTATCCAGTATTGCCGTAATAATGCCTTCGATGATTTGTGGTATCGCCGCCACGATTGCCGTAATGATATCTGGTAGCGCAGATACCAGAGAGGTCAGAAGCTGAATGCCTGCCTCGATAATCTGCGGAATGGCACCGATAATAAAGTTAACGATGGCCAGAATAATGGAAGGGAGTGCCTCAATCAGCATCGGGATTGCCATAAGCAAGCCTTCTGCAAGCCCCATAATCAGCTGCAGCGCTGCATCCAGTATCAGCGGCAGGTTTGCAATCAGGCCCTGCACGATGGTAACAATGGCCTGAACTGCAGCCGGAATTAACTGCGGCAGAGCTGTTCCGATGCCTTCCACCAAGGCCACCACCAGCTGAACGGCGGCATCCACCAAAAGAGGAAGGTTATCAATCAGCGCCTGCACAATGGTCATAATGGCTTCTACCGCTGCGGGAATAAGCTGCGGTAGAAGCGTCAGGATTGTGTTCAAAAGCTGTGTGAATAGCTGGGTCACGGTGTCCAGAAGAGACGGAAGCAGGTCTGCAAAAGCAGTCAGGAGCGCATCCGTCACCGTCGGCAGAACCTTGACCATATTTTCAATGACCGGAGTCACATTGCGGATTACATTCTGGAGAGCGTCCACCATGTTCTGACAGAGCATTTCCATATCGGCATCCGCATTACCAAAGCCTACAAGCAGGTTTTGCAACGCTGCCTGCAGGGAGTTGATGGAGCCGGAGATGGTGTTTTCTGCTTCTGCGGCAGTAGCACCAGCCACACCCATGCTGTCTTGGATAACATGGATGGCCTCGACCACATCGGCATAGGAAGAAATATCGTACTCAATACCGGAAATGGCCTGCGCATCAGCAAGCAGTCGTTCCATCTCGGTCTTGGTGCCGCCGTAGCCCAGCTTCAGATTGTCCAGCATGGTGTAATTCTGCTTGGCAAATCCCTGATAGGCATTCTGAATCAGAGAGATGTCCGTACCCATTTTATTGGCGTTATCAGACATATCCGTGATAGCCATGTCTGCGTATTTCACAGCAGCTTCAGTGTCACCACCAAGGGACTGAATCAGCGAAGCGGAGAACGAAGTGACCGTCTCCATGTAGTCATTCGCTGACATACCGGCTGTTTTATAGGCATTGGCAGCGTAGGTCTGGAGTTCTTGCGAGGATTCCTTAAAGAGGGTGTCAACGCCGCCCACCAGCTGTTCGTAATCGGCATAAGCGGCAATGACCTCTTTGCCGAGGGACACTGCCGCCGCACCAGCCGCCACAGCAACGGCACCCATTGCGGCACCGATGCCTTTTAAGACGCTGCCGAACTTTTCAAATTTGCCGGAGGATTTATCTGCGGCATCACCGGCCTCGTCGATTTCTTCTTCCAGATCATCGGCGCTGTCGGCGGCATCGTCCATTTCACGTTCGGCTTCATCCAAAGCCGTATTGTTGCGGTCCAGTTCACGCTCCATGTCATTGAGGGCCGCAGTTGCATTGTTCAGCTGAATCTGCCAATTCTGAGTACGGCGGTCATTTTCACCGAAGGACTCAGCGGCATTGGCAAGGGCTGCACGGAGCGTTTCAATTTTCTGTTTTTGTGCCTCGATTTCCTTATTCAGTACTTGATTCCTTGCAGTCAGTGCCTGTACGGAATTGTCGTTTTTATCAAACTGCGAGGACACCACTTTCATTTCNGAACCGAGGACTTTAAAGGACTGGTTGATTTCGGACAGCGCTTTCTTGAATTCCTTTTCGCCTTCCAGTCCAATCTTGAGACCAAAATTATCCGCCATCAAACCACCTCCTTAGATTCCGTCCGGGATAATGTCATCGATATACATTTCACGCTTCGCTTTTGCCATACCGTGATACTGCTTATGGCATTCCCAAAGGTCCAGTAACAAGCCAAACGGCATCATCCACACCTCATCCTGTGACAGATGCAGGTGGGCGATGCCGTAGTATAAAAGTCGAGTAAATAACTCTTCGTCACTTACTCGACCACTGCGTTTTTTGAATTGTCCTCGCTGACCACATTGCGCTTGGTTCCCTTATACAGAGCCTCGGTGATAGCCGCCTTATAGCCAGCCAGATCCAGAGGAGAAGTCAGAAGCTCGACAATATCCTCTGTCAGCAAATCACGCTGATTTTCCTTGTTCTTCAAGTTGTGAATGAGGATGGACTGGTTTGCCATCAAAGTAATGAGCCAGACGATTTCGCCGATGGCCATTTCAAAGTTCTCACTCTTCATGAGCTTTTCACCCAAGTTCTCAAGGCCACCGTAGCGGCCAGCGATTTCCTTGGTAGCTTTGGTAGTGAGGATAAGCTCATATTCCTCACCGCCGACAGTAATCATTGCGCTGCGTTCCTTATCCATCGATTAGCCCTCCTCAGTAGTCGTGATAACAGGTTCATAAACGGAAGAGTACCAGTTTTTAATGGTATCCGCAGAAACGCCGGTGTCACCCTCAGTGACTTCTGCTTTCCAAGGATGCTTGCCGCTGGCATCTGCCTTGTTTCTGGTAAGGACGGTACCTTCGATGGTAGGAGTGGAGA